CGAGACCAGCAGCACCTTGCGCCGGTGGGCGAAGGTGAGCGAGCGCGCCTCGGCGAGGCTCACCGGATCGCCCTCCTCGTCGGCCGAGGCCGGATAGGCGTCGATCTCGTCGAGGAAGATGTAGCGCGCCGGCATCGAGCGCAGGCCCACGGCCGAGTTCGCGCCCGTCATGATCAGGATGCCGCCCGCGAACTCCTTCGACAGCATGGTGTTGCCGGCATCGCGGGACCGGGCAGGCTTCACCCGCTCCCGCAGCGCCGGGCTTTCGGCGATCAGCGGATCGATGCGCTGGCGCGAATGGCGCTTGGCCAGCTCCACCGTGGGCTGAACCGCGAGCATCGGCCCCGGCGCCTGGTGGATGACATAGCCGATCCAGTTGTTGCCGGCCTCGGTCGCGCCCACCTGCGCGGCCTTCATGAACACTACCCGCTGCACCGGATCGTGCGGACCGAGCCGGTCCATGATCTCGCGCATGTAGGGCGTTCTCGCCGTGCGATAGCGCCCCGGCTCGGCCGAGGCGCGCGCGGCGAGCATCCGGTGGCGATCGGCCCAGGCGGAGACCGCGAGCAGCGGATCGGGCGCGAGACCGCGTGCCCAGGCGCGCAGGATGTCAGCCGCGCCGGCGAAGGCCTCGCCCGCCGCGCGCGCCTCAGGTGAGGTCGGGGGCCCGTGGGGCGGCAAGCTCCTCGAGGTGGCTGCGGACATGGTCCTCCAGGATTTTCTGCATCGCCGCCACCTCCACGTTCACCTCCTCGCTGCACGCGGCCGAGAGCTCGGCCGCCATCAGCGCCGCCACCCGCGCCGGCCAGGTGATCCACGCCTCGCGCTCCTCGCGCGCCAGACGGAAGACCAGCGCCTCGGCCCGGGCGCGCTCAACCAGCTCGCCCTTCAGCTTCTGCAGCCGGATGCGCCGCTCCTGGGCTTTCAGCACCTCGTTGGCGGTGCGCGCCTGGAGGAAGGTCATTCCACTGTTCGCCGGCGGCGCGGCCAGCCCCTGCTCGCGCAGGGTCTCGCCCACGGCGGCGACGGCGGCCTCGGGCACGGGCCTGACGCGCTCTGCCGGGCCGCGGCGGGATCTGGCCGGATCGGTGGCCTCGGCGCGGCGCACATCGGAAGCGGCGGCATCGATCGAGCCGTCGGGATGCAGCACCAGCCGCCCGGCGGCGCGCGCCTTCTGCACCGCGCCGCGCGAGATCCCGGCATGCGCCGCATATTGCCGCTCGCTCATGCCCATGGGTGCGGGAGTTCCGTTGGCAGTCATGTCACCGACCGATCAGGCCTTGCCGATCCTTGCCCCAGCGCCTGGCGCTCCCGCAGCTGCTCGAACAGCCGCCGCAGCGCATAGGAGCGCGCAAGGCTCACCAGCGTGAACATGGCGCCGATCATCAGGTTCTGCGCCAGCGTCGCATACAGGCCGAAGATCGGAAAGATCAGGACCTGCGTGACGACCGCGACGCCGTAGCCGACGGCGACGTTGGCAAGGGACTCGACCAGCGACATGAGGCGGGATTGCTTCATGCCTCTGCCTCATCCATCGCCCAGCAGTTCAGCCGCCAGAGTTCGCAGCGCATGCGCTGCAACCAGCGGGACCACGCCATTGCCACAGAGCCGAAGCCGGTCCACCCGGTGGGCCAGCCCATCAGCGCCTCGACGAACAGCGGGTTCAAGGTCCGGGGCGATGGCGAGATATCGCGCCCAGCCATCGACGTCACCAGGACCTGGCGGCCAAGCAGGCCGTTCACCGGTGTGTTCGCCAATGTCGTCGCCCCATCCTTGTGATCCCGCGCCGTCGGCGTCATCCACATCCCCGCCGCATGGGTCAGGTCGGCACTCCTGCGGTTGCCCGCGCTCGGCTTGCAGCCGTCGTTCGCCATCGGCGTCGGCCAATCCCGCGCCATCCGGTCCAGACCCTTCTCGTCCTTCCTTTCCCCACCTCGGCTGCGAAAGCTGTCGGTCTGCGGCGTCGGCCACAACGCGGCCGTCGTCGCGAGGTTCATGCCGTGCTGCCCCGCTGCCTGCGAGGGCGTCGGCTTCGTCTGCCGGTTTTCGTTGGCGCTGGCGCGGGGCGTCGGCCAGAGCCGCAGCAGTTCCGTCCGGTTCCCGCCACTCGACCGGGTTCCAGAGCAGGCGCGCGGGGTCGGCCAGCTCGTCCCCCTCGCGAATGGCGAGGATGAACAGACGCTCGCGTTTGTGGGGAGCGCCGACTTCCGCCGCTGTGAAGAGGCCCGCCGCAAGGCGGTAGCCCATGCCGACCAGTCCTGCGGCGACTTCGGGGAAACCGAGGCGGAGATGATGGGCGACATTTTCGAGGAAGACGAAGGGCGGCTCGACCTCGCCGATGATACGGGCGACATGAGGCCAGAGGTGGCGTGGGTCGTCGGCACCCCGGCGCTTGCCCGCGACGGAGAACGGCTGGCACGGATAGCCCGCAGTGACGATGTCCACCGCGCCGCGCCACGGGCGGCCGTCGAAGGTGCCAACATCGTCCCAGACAACAGCCTGATCCAGGGACGCGTCTTCCATCCGCGCCACGAGAGTGGCTGCGGCGTAGGTTTCCCGTTCGACATGGCCCACAGCACGATATCCGGGGATGGCGATGGCGAGCCCAAGGTCGAGACCGCCTGCGCCGGAGCAGAGGGAGAGGCCGAACAGGCACGCATCTCCCGCTCCGGAATCGTCTCCGGAGGAAGGTAAAGCCAAGTCATGCATGTCACGCGGCGGTCTTGCGCTTTCGCGCGGGTTCAGGGGCGGTGTCCATGTCCGGCGTATCGGCCATGGGTTCCGTGCCGTCGCCCAACCGCTCGGCTTTCACCTCGGCAAAGGTCCGCCCGTTGCCCTCGAGGATCGCCTCGCGGCCCGTGGCGGCCTGCCAGCGTTCGATCGCGACATCGACATAGGCCGGGCTGATCTCCATCGCGAAGACACGCCGGCCGTTGGCCTCACCGGCCATGATCTGAGTGCCCGAGCCGCAGAACGGCTCGTAGCACAGCCCGCCGCGCTCGACGTGCTGGCGCATCGGGATGGCGAAGGCATCCACCGGCTTGGGCGTCGGATGATCGGGGCGCTCCTCGCCGGCAGGCACGGCCATCTCCCAGGTCGAGGGCAGCGTCTCCTCGGCGACCTTCGGCGGACGGTGCGGGCGGCGCCAGCCCATGAAGCAGGGCTCGTGCTTCCACAGATAATGCGAGCGGGTGAGCACGCCGCGGTCCTTCACCCAGATGATCTGCTGATGGACGAAGGCGCCGGCCTTCTCCCAGCAGGCTTCCAGCATCGCCTGGCGGCGGGACGCGTGCCAGCAATACCACGCGGCATCCTCGGTGATCGCCTCGGCAATGGCCGCGGCGATGAAGCCGTCGTAGAGTTCCGCGCCCTGCGAACTGTCGTCCCAGGTCACCCCATAGGACTGCGACCAGTCCTTGTTCCGCGTCGGGTGGTTCGCGCCGTCGTAGTCCACGAGATAGGGCGGGTCGGTGGCAAAGAGCACGGCGCGCTCGCCGTTCATCAGGCGGCGGACGTCCTCATGGTTGGTGCTGTCGCCGCAGAGCAGACGGTGGTGCCCGAGGATCCACAAATCGCCCCTGCGTGAGGCCGGGTTGCGCGGCGGCTCGGGGATGGTCACCGGCGGAAACGAGCCGCCAGCCCCGCCGTCTTCATCGTCTGCGTCCGGGTCGAGCGCGAGGAGCTTGTCGAGTTCGCCGTCGGAGAAGCCGACCAGCGACAGATCGAAGTCCTCGGCCAGCAGTCCCTGCAGCTCGGCGGAGAGCAACGCCTCGTCCCAGCTTCCGAGTTCCGTCAGCTTGTTGTCCGCGATGCGGTAGGCCCGGCGCTGCGCGGGCGTGAGATGCCCGAGCACGATCACCGGCGCCTCCTTCAGCCCGAGCTGGCTCGCCGCCAGAACGCGGCCGTGGCCCGCGATCAGCTCCCCGTCCTCGGCCACGAGGCAGGGCACGGTCCAGCCGAACTCGGCCATGCTGGCGGCGATCTTCGCCACCTGCTCGGCCCCATGCTGCTTCGCGTTCCCGGCATAGGGCTTGAGGCGCGCGAGCGGCCACGTCTCGATCCGGTCGGGTGCAAAGGCAAGGGTCATGGATAAGAGGAACCGATGAGGGGTCAGGAACGCGGGAGCGGCGGCACCGGCGCTGGTGGCCGCTGATTGGCCAGGCTGGCTCAGCGGCCGAAGCCTCGACGCGCATGCAGCCGATGGGCAGCTTGCTCGATTGGGCGAACGGGAGAGTGGATCCTGCGGTGGATTCCACGGTGGATCGCCTGTGGACTCCGGGTGGATTCTGCAGGCCAGCAGGAAGCCACCCGGAAGCCAGCCCGGGCCTTCGGCTATCCAACGGAAATCACGCGGTTTTCTTGTGTCATTCGGCAGGCGGTGGCTTCCGTCTGGCAGGGGTGGCTTCCCAAAAAATCGGCCTGTGCCAAGCGATACGCCGCGCCTCGCCCGCCAGCATACGATTTCGGCCAGGGAGGAACCGGAAACTGCCGTGGGCTGGACCCCGGCCGGACCCTCGCTGGATACCGGGGTCCAGAAGGCCCCATTCAACGCAAAGGGGAGAGCGGGCTTTCCTGCGCACTCTCCCCATCTTGCCTTCAGAATAGCATGGATCTGTTGCAGATGTCGAAGGAAAAAGTGTTGCAACAAATTGGAGTCACTGCGCATTCAGCCGCGCAGCGATCTTCGTCAGCGCCAGCTGCCAGCGCCGCCATGCGGTCGTGCGGTCGCAGCCCAGCTCGCCGCTGATCTGCTTCCACGGCACACGGGCCGCGCGGGACCAGACCAGCTTGCGCTCCGCCTCCTCGATCCAGAGCACCCAGTCGAAGGTCTGCTCGAGCCGGGTGATGGCGGCGGCCGAGGGCCAGACCCGCATCGGCTGCGGCTCCATCGCCTCGATCTCGCGGCTCGTCCGCACGATGTCGGGCCAGGTGCTGAAGTAGCCCTGCGCCTTCACCGGCGGCAGCTTGCGCAGGGTGCGGAACGCCTCCTCGAAATGATCGGCAACGCAGTCGGCGGTCCATTCGCGATCAGCCATGGCGCGCCTCCCTGTCGGACGGGCGCGGGCCATAGAGCTTCTCGCCCAGCTGTCGGACAAGCTCACGCTCGGGCCATGTGAGGCGGTCATCGTCGATTGCCACTGCCAGCACGCCCTGCTCCATCCAGCCGTCGCGCTTCACGCGGTCCGGATCGCGCCGCTCGCCGCCATAGCCTTTCGGCATGAACCCCATCCCGGTCATGCGCGCCCCTCCTGCCGCTCTCTTTCCATGGCCGCGCGGGCTCGCTGGGCACGGCGACGATCGCGGTCGTTGTCGAGGTCGATCCGGCTGAGGCCAGTCTCGCGATCGACATGGCTGCCTTCGCCGTGGCGCGCCCAGGCGATCAGGGTGTTGGCGATCCTGCCCTGCATCTGCAGCAGGGCACTCTGCGTCGAGGTGGCAATCAGAGGGGCGAGGTATCTCGTCAGGAACGGCAGCCAGTCGGTCGGGTTCAGGATGACGACCTGCTCGACGAGGCCAAGGGGGTCCTCAATCAGGACAAGGATGCCGTTCCTCTCGCTCGGCCAGAAGCGGATTTCGAGGCCGGTGCTGGCCGTGCAGTCCTCCGTCAACAGCGTGTATTCGCAATCGAGAACACGCTCGAGGGCGCAATGCCAATCGATGCGTTCCGTCTGGCTGAGGCTTTGGGCCTCGTGATACCAATCGGGAAGATCCACATCGTGGAAGCGCCCGGCGTCGTAGACACGCATCGTGTCGAACATCATGCGTCTATCTCCTCTGTGGGTTCGGGGTGAACGGATGGCCTTGGAGCGTCGGGCTTCGCGGCCTCCAGCCGGATGGACAGCACATCGAGCGCGGCCCGGCGCGCGGCGAGCACGGCCTGCATGCTGGCGGTCAGGCGGGATGCGAGGGTGTCGAGGTGCGCGGCCTCGGCGGGATCCGGCACGCTGGCGTCGGCGCCTGCCACGTGCCGCATCTCGAAGCCGGCGAGCGGCCCGAGCCGGTTGGTGAGCCAGGCTTCCGGGTCGGGGATGCGGTAGAGATCGACGCGGGCGGTGCGGGCACGATGGCCGGGACCTTCCGGGCGGTAGGTCACCTCCACGGAGGAGTGTGACATTTGGCTATTATAGAGATCCCTATAATAGCAGTTTGTCACACTCCTCGACCGATCCTGCCGGGCTGCGGCAGCAGAGGACCAGAGCTCCGGGAAGCAGGCCGCCATGTCTGTGGCGTTTTCGAGCACGATGCCGGTCAGCGCCATCAGGTCACGACGGGTCGGCCGGAGCTCTGACCATGGTACCAGCGCTTCGACGGTGACGGGCAGGACCACGTCCGTGAGCAGGTCGATCTCGAGCGGTGTGGCGGCGGTGCGATTGACGCCGCGCCCGCGGCCCATGGCCTGGATCAGCTCGCCCTCGCAGATGCTCCAGCGCACGGCCTCGGCTATGGGGTCGGCGTGTTCCTCCGTTGCGAGCGGCGCGGTCCGGTCATCTGCGAGCCGGACACGGCGTTCCACCATCGGATACCACCAGCCCGCGTCTTCCTGGTTCGGCGCGGGCATCCGTCCGGTCAGCGCCGTGGCGATCAGTTCCACCGTGCGCGGCGCGGGCAGCGTGCGGCCCAGCACAACCATGCCGCCGATCCCGCCCCAGCGGTCGAGTCCACTCAGCGCGTTGAAATGCACCGCCTCGACCCGCGACGGCAGGCCGGCCGACCGGAGCGCGTCGATGGCGGCCTTCTGGCCCACCACGAGCAGATCGATGGCCTCGCCGGGGCGATGGCACTGCCGGGCGCGGAGGTCGATCCAGGCGCGCAGGTCGCGCAGCCGGGTCGCGGCAGCCTTGTGGTCCCGATCGGGCGCGTCGGCCGAGGGCGTCAGGGCACGGGCCGAGGTCGGGCTGCCGGTCACCTGGCGGACGCGGACATGGGGCTGGCGCGCGGCGACGGGCGCGCCGATGTCGATCCTTGGCTGGTAGGTCCGGACGAGTTCAGGGCGCAGCGTCGCATCGAGATGCAGGATCGGCGCCTGGGCCGCCCAGCCAGTCCGCATGCGGCTGCGCCAGCGCAGGCGCAGGGCGCGGACGGAACCGGCCTCGGTCATCCCGTGCACGAGTTCCGCGCCAGCCGCGTCGTGGCCATTCTCCAGCGCCTCGGCGAGGATCAGCCAGAGCGTGGCGCAACGCCCGGGCGGCGCCCATGGTTCGCCCGCGGGCGGCAGCACCGCCTCGATGCGCTTGCGCCGCTCGACCGGCGACATGCCGGGGCGGAGGCCTGCGTCGCGCATCCGGCGGCGTTCCAGCGTGGCGGCCTGGCGGCAGTCGTCCGGGGTGAGACCGACGGCCTCCAGCAGGCCGAGGCGCAGAGGACCGGGTTCGGTGACCCGCAGCGCCTTGCAGAGCCGCTCCCGCGCGGCGATCAGGTCGGCCGTGGCGCCGACATCCATCTTGCCCTTGCCGGTGTAGCAGGTGAGCGAGGTGCGGCCGGGCTCAAGCCCGTCCTGTGTCAGCGTGGCCTTGCCATCGAGACCGCGCAGCCCGGACTGCCAGAAGCCCTCGTCGATGACGAGAAGGCCGACTTCACCGATGGCCTGCGGCTTCATGTGGAAGAGGCTGTCATGGGCGCAGACGATGACCTGCGCCGCCTGCGCCAGCGGCTTCTGGCGCTGGTAGCCGCAGTCGTGGAACCAGGGGCAGAGAAGCAGTTCCGTCCCGTTCTTGACCTTGCAGCAGCTCTGCTCGACCGGATGCTCGATCTCGAGCGCGTCGAAAGTCGCCTCGGGGTCGAGGCACATGAGTTGGTCGGGGTTGTCGTCGCTGGGATCGGGCGCGGTGCGGCCCTTCCAGAGCATGGCGTTGAGGCCCAACGCCCCGAAGGCCGAGACCTGCTCGGCGCCGAGATCGTGGCGCGGGACAGCGTAGACGACCTTGCGCTTGCCGATCCCGCCCGCGGCGATCAGTTCAGCGATGGCAGCGCGCGCGCTCGAGGTCTTGCCGAGGCCGACGTCGACCGGCAGGCCGAGGAGCGGCGGCAGCGCCGCCCGTGCCACGATGTTGAAATCCAGCGGATCGCGGTCCGTGTCGGGGTTCTTCGCCTCCTCCTGCGCAGCCTCGACAGCGGCCCAGTAGCCCGGGATCGCAGCCATGAAATCGGCGATCGCCTTGGCAAGGCTGGCGCGGGCCTCGTCTGGCGTTAGGACCGGCGCCGGGTAGGTCGGCGGTGGTGGCGGGATCCGGGCCGCTCCGGCGACAAGTACCGCGATGGCGGCTGAGCCCTCGGCGCAGAACAGGTCGTTGGCGTCGCCGGAGCTGTCCGGCACGGCCAGACGGCCGTCGACCGCGAGCGCCACCTTCCGCGCCGCCTCGACGCCGGGATTGGTGTCGCGGTCGGGCTTCTTGTCGTTGTCGGCGACGAGGACGAGATCGGCCTCGGGGAACCGGGCCCGCAGCGCCTCGGCCACTGGCATCAGGTTACCCGCGTCCATCGCCGCGATCACGGTATGACCCGTGGCGATGTGCAGGCTCGCGCCGGTGGCCCAGCCCTCGCAGATCAGGAGCGGGCCGCCAGGCTCCGGGAGCGGTCCCGGCTCCGCGCCCACTACCGCGAAATGGCCCTTCTTCGCCCCGCCGGCGAGGAAACGCTTCGCGCCATCCGGCGCGATGAACTCCACGCTGTGGATCCGGCCGTCGATGTCCTGCAGCGGCACGACGAGCCGGCGGCCCGCGTCCATGCGCAGGGCGAGAGGCGCGGCCTGCTTGGCGACGAGATAGGGATGCTCGTCCGGGGCGGGACGCGCGCTTTCCCAGATCCGGGTGGCCCGCACGGCAGCTTCGTCCGCCTGGTTTGGCGCGGGCGCGGCAGCGTCATCGGGGCACGTCTCCGCCGGTGCCGTGGTCGATGCCGTTGGCGGCTCGCCCGGATAGTTGGCGGGCGTTGCGCTTCGTTTCGACCGCTGGCGAGCCGGTCGGGGCAGCGCCGCCATGCCGATCCGGTCGGCAATCCAGTCAGTGGCATCATCGCGCGCCATGCCGAGGTCGCGGCCGACGAGGTCCGGGAACCAGCCGCCACGGCCTTCCTCGTGGTCGAACCACATGCCCGCCCGCGCGCCGCCGACGACGACCGAGAGGCTGCCTTTCCGGCCCCAGCGCCATTCCTGCCCTGCGCGGGAAGTCGGCTTGCCCAGAAGCTCCACCGCCAGCTCCGGCACGCACGCCCGCAACTCGGCATCGAAGGCCCGCCAGTCCCGCCCGCTCATCGCCGCCCCCGCCGATCGGGCGCGTCCTGACCGATCGGCCGGAGGGCCGCAGCGGCATGGTGCAGGAGGTTGCGGAGACGGGCGGACACGGGGGCTGCGGAACCGGATGAGGGGCGTTGTCAGCCCCGGTTCTGCCGGTCTTCCGGCCACCCTCGCGACGTCGGAACCGGTCCGCCCGGCCGCAGACCATCGCGCCGGAAAGGGGTGACCCCTTCCGGCAAGGCATTGACATCACCTCAGATCATGGGTGGACCCCAAGGGGTCAAATGACCGGTCCGGAGCGCTCTTGGCAGCCGTTCCCGATCAGCGGGGTAACCCCGCATCCGCGCGAACGGGGTGAACGGTTCACCCCTTCATCGAGACGCACAGCGTCCGGGGGCCGCCTCTTTACCAGGCGTATTGAGGGCAAGGCTAACGGGACGGACCCAAGTCAGCCGCAGTCATAATCGCGTTGTCCTCGTCAACGCGTTTGCCGGCGCCCTCGCCGATCCTATCCGGTCTGGCGCAGATCGGGCCCCAGCACCCGCTTGGCACCACCGCGCTGCGCCGAGGGCAACCGGATCAGCGTGGCCATGGCATCTGCCAGCTTGTTCGACACCGGCTCGCCCTCGATCTGCTGTTCGAGGAACCAGTCGACGAGGCAGTCCTTCTTGCCCTGGTTCTCGGGCGTGATTCCGAACTTCGCAATCGCCGTCTGCATCAGCTCGAGATAGGGCGTCGTGTAGGGCACCGTGTCGGTGCCGGTCGCGGGACGGACCGCGGTCACGTGGTCCGGCCAGATCGCCTTCACGAGGAACCGCGCCACGCGGATATCGATGAATTCCCAATCTCGCGCTGTCAGCCGCCCGAACGAATACGTTCCCTCGCGCCACTGCTCCGGGCGGATGCTGGTGTGGTAACCAGAATGCAGACCGAAGCCGCTGCTGCTGCCGCCGTTGCCCCAGCCATGCGTCCGCTCCTCGGTGTAACGCCCCTGCGCCAGAAGATCGCCGTCCCGCAGCGCGACGAGCAACTCGGTCTCCGCCTCCGCCTTCCAGCCCGCCGTGGGATCCTGCGGCGCGTTCCAGGTCTGGTATGCCGGCGCTGGCTTCGGCGGCAGCTTGGCCACTTCCACCGCGCGCCGGGCGACCGTCACCGTCTGCACATGGGCCAGCGCCTCTGCAAAACTCCATTGCGTGCGATCGAGCGTCTGCAGCGACATGTGGGGCCTCGTGAATCGATTGGGAACAGTTCGAACATAATGGGAACGCCCTGACCCCTCAACCCACCAAGGTGTTGCAACACCGAAGGGGTTCACCCTTTCCGGCCGGGCACGGGGTGACCCAATCCGAGGTCGCAGGTCGCAGCGCAATACTGCACCGATGGATCAGGATGTTCGATCCCGGTCCCATTCGCCGCCCCAGCCCGCTCGCCCCTTCGGCGATGACGTCCGCCGAGCGTCGCGCCGAGTTGTGCGCCTTTCTCGCTCTGGGGCTGGTCAGGCTGCATCAGCGCGATCGAGGCGAGCCTTCTGACGATACCGGAGAACTTCGCCTACACTATCCGGCAGGCCCATGCCGTCATGCAACTTCCGACTCGAGGGAGACCACATGACCAGCAAGGATCCCATCCCCGCGCGCCTCGCCGCGCTCAAGACCACGCCGACGCCTGACCTGAAAAAGCAGTGGCGCGACCTTTTCGACGGCGAGCCGCCGCCGTTCAACCGCCGCTATCTCGAAAGCCGCATCGCCTACCGCATCCAGGAACTGGCCTATGGCGGGCTGAAGCCGGAGACGATCCGGCGCCTTGAGCGGCTGGGCGAGGAACTGGACGGCGGCGACAGGACGAAGCGCGGCATCCGCGCCGATCGCGACCGCCCCATCACCGGGACGCGCCTCCTACGCGAGTGGCAGGGCGTCGAGCAAGTGGTCACCGTCACCGCCGACGGTTTTGAGTGGCAAGGGCGACCCTACAAGTCGCTGTCCGCCATCGCGCGCGCCATCACCGGCACACGTTGGAACGGCTGGGTGTTCTTCGGGCTCAAGAACCACAGGGGGCGGACATGACGAAGCCGCCTGAAAAATCGAAGCTCGTCCGCAAGCTGCGGTGTGCCGTCTACACGCGCAAATCCTCCGAAGAAGGGCTGGAGCAGGAGTTCAACAGCCTGCATGCCCAGCGAGAGGCCTGCGAGGCGTACATCGCTAGTCAGCGGTCGGAAGGCTGGGTGCTGGTCCGCGATCAGTATGACGACGGCGGCATCTCGGGCGGCACGCTGGAACGGCCCGGCCTGAAGCGGCTGCTGGAGGACATCGAGGACGGGCTGGTCGACGTGGTCGTCGTCTACAAGATCGACCGCCTCAGCCGCTCGCTCGCCGACTTCGCCAAGCTGGTCGAGGTGTTCGACCGGAACGGCGTGACGTTCGTCTCGGTCACACAGTCGTTCAACACCACCACCTCCATGGGGCGGCTGACGCTGAACATATTGCTCAGCTTCGCTCAGTTCGAGCGCGAGGTAACGGCCGAGCGGATTCGCGACAAGGTCGCCGCCAGTCGGAAGAAGGGCATGTGGATGGGCGGGGTGCCGCCCTACGGCTACCGCGTCGAGAACCGGAAGCTGGTCGTGGACGACGAGCACGCCGAGCATGTCCGCTGGATCTTCGCCCGCTTCCTCGAGATCGGGTCGGGCACGGAACTGGCGCGGGAGGTCGCGAAGCGCGGCATCCGCACGCCACGCGGCAACCGGATCGACAAGAAGTACCTCTACCGGATGCTGAACAACCGCGCCTACATCGGCGAGGCCGTCCACAAGGGTGACAGCTATCCCGGCGAGCACGACGCGATCATCGACCGCGAGACGTGGGACAAGGTTCACGCCATCCTGCAGGAAAGCCCCCGCAAGCGCGCCGCCCGCACCCGCGCGGAGACGCCGGCGCTCCTGAAGGGGCTGCTGTTCGGGCCGGACGGTGCAGCGTTCTCGCCGACGCACACCCGCAAGGGCAACAAGCTCTACCGCTACTACGTCAGCCAGACGGTCCTGAAGCACGGCGCAGGATCTTGCCCGGTCGGTCGCGTGCCGGCGGGTGAAATCGAGGCCGCCGTCATCGACCAGCTGCGCGCCGTGTTTCGCCAGCCCGAGATCGTTGCGGGGACATGGAAGGCGGCGCGTGCCCACGACGACGACATCACCGAGGCTGATGCCCGCGCGGCCCTGCAGCAATTGGACCCACTGTGGGACGAGCTGTTCCCCGCCGAGCAGGCACGGATTGTCGCACTGCTGGTCGAACGCGTCGACATCGGCACGGATGGGCTGAATGTCCGCCTGCGCGTCGATGGCCTTGGCGGCCTCGCGCGCGAGATGCTGGCTGGCGGCATTGGGAAAGCCGCATGACCCGCGGGGTTCCCATCCCCGACACGGTGATGCTCCATGTCCCGTTCCGCATCGTCCGGCGCGGCGGGCGGAAGGCAATCGCACTCCCCGACGGCGCGTCCGCGCCCCGCCGCCCCGACGATGCTCTGGTCAAAGCCCTTGCGCGCGCCTTCCGCTGGAAGCGCATGCTCGAATCGGGCGAGTTCGCCACCATCGCCGAACTGGCCGAGCGAGAAGGCATCGCTCCCTCCTACATGACGCGCGTTCTGCGGCTGACGTTGCTCGCGCCGGACATCATCGAGGCGATCCTGGACGGAAGGCAGGGGCCGGATGTGACCTTGGCCCGGCTTATGGACGGGTTCCCGGAGGAGTGGGACAGGCAGCAAGATAGCATCGGGGGCTGAGGCGGGTTGGCGCCCGGAGCAGTCTGGACTCCTGCCGCTTGTTCCTGCAAAGTTCTTCATATCGGCGCGAGTTCGGAGGAGGCCATGGCGGACAGACTGAGCGTCGAAGCACGCTCGCGACTCATGTCCAAAGTCGGCGGGAAGAACACTGCGCCGGAACGCGCGGTCCGCAGGGCGGCGCATGCTGCCGGCCTGCGATTCAGGCTACACCGTCGCGATTTGCCGGGCACGCCCGATATCGTCTTTCCGAAGCATCGCGCCGCCGTCTTCGTGCACGGCTGTTTCTGGCACGGTCACGGCTGCGCCAAAGGGCGTCTACCCAAGTCGCGCACGGAGTATTGGGTGCCTAAAATCGCAGCGAACCGGGAAAGGGACGCAGCCAAGCGTGCGGCACTCGAAGCGGCAGGTTGGCGCGTCCTGACAGTCTGGCAGTGCGAGATCGGGCGCGCCGAGGACGTCGTCGCGCGGCTCGAAGCGTTCCTGCGCGGGAAAGAATCCGATCGACAACCGGACCAGGCCTCTGTATAAACACCCTGAAAGAGCTCGAGGAGACGGATTTGGCATGAGACCGATCGGAGTAGACTTGTTCGCCGGCGCCGGAGGAATGAGCCTGGGATTCGAACAGGCAGGATTCGACGTCGCGGCGGCGGTCGAGATCGATCCGGTTCATTGCGCCGTCCATAAATTCAATTTCCCGCGCACTGCCATTGTCCCGAAATCGGTCGAGGGCTTGTCGGGCAGAGAAATCCGCATTGCGGCGGGAATCGGCAATCGTCCCGTCGATTGCGTTTTCGGCGGCGCGCCCTGTCAGGGGTTTTCGCTGATCGGACATCGCGTGCTCGACGATCCGCGCAATCGGCTGGTTCTGGAATTCGTGCGGATCGTCTCGGAACTCGATGCGCGGACGTTCGTATTCGAGAACGTCAAGGGACTTACCGTCGGCTCGCACAAGGAATTCCTTCACGAACTGGTCGCGGCTTTCGGCGAAAAGGGCTATTCGGTTCGCCTTCCCTGGAAAGTGCTGAATGCCGGCGACTTCGGCACGCCGCAGTCTCGGGAAAGGCTGATCCTGTTCGGCGCCAAGAAGGGGCACGCCTTGCCCGACTATCCGGGCGAAACGACCCGAATTCCGGGTCGCAAGAACGGCCGCGAACTACCGTCGGGTCCGACCTGTGCGGACGCGCTGGACGATTTGCCGGATGCGGAGGCGTTCGAAGATTTGCTGCACGGGGACGCCGTTGCGACCTCCGCCTTCGGCAGTCCTTCCCCCTTTGCGGCGGAAATGCGATGCATGACGAACGATGCTTGGCATTTCGCCCACCCACGGCTCTGGGATCCCGGTCGGCTGACGTCGAGCGCGCGGACCGAACACACCGAAATCTCCCGCCGCCGGTTCTCGGAAACGGAAGGCGGCCGGGTCGAACCGATCAGCCGCCTGTTCAAGCTGCCCGCCGGCGGTGTTTCGAACACGCTGCGGGCAGGAACCGACGGGGCGCGGGGAGCCTTCACCAGCCCGCGACCGATACATCATCGGCTGAACCGGTGCGTAACCGTGCGGGAAATGGCCAGGCTACACGGCTTCCCCGATTGGTTCCGCTTCAACGCCACCAAGTGGCACGGCGCCCGGCAGATCGGCAACGCCGTCCCGCCGCCGCTCGCCCGCGCGGTGGCGTCGCAGGTTATCGCTGCCCTCGGGGTCGAGCCGCAGCGGCCGACCGAGGCGATCCCGCTCGGCGACGAGGCGCTGCTGTACATGGATGTCGGCACGGCTGCGGCGCATTTCGGCGTCGCTCCGCCGAAGTCCGGTCGCGACCGCAAGAGCGGCGCCAGAAAGCGCAAGCAGGCCGAGATAGAGGCGGAACTCGTTGCATTGCGGGCGGCCAATGGCTGAGAAATCGAACCGCTATCAGGCGTTGATCTCGAAGATTTTCTTCGACCGCTACGCGCAGGGGGCAACGGCCTTCGAGTTCGAGCGCGAGGCGCTGGAAAGCAGCGCGTCCGAACTCGGCATCCGGTTGCCGAAAAACCTCGGCGACGTGATCTATTCCTTCCGGTTCCGCACCGCGCTGCCGGACGACATCCTCGCGACGCAACCCGCCGGGATGGAATGGATCATCGAAGGCGCCGGCAAGGCCGCCTATCGCTTCAAGCTCGTCCGCATCAATCGCATCCTGCCGCGGCCCGACTTGGTCCGGATCGCCATCCCGGATGCGACGCCGGAACTGATCCGGGCCTATGCGCTGGACGACGAACAGGCGCTGCTCGCCATCGTCCGCTACAACCGGCTGATCGACACCTTTCTGGGGCTGACCACCTACAGCTTGCAGAACCACCTGCGCACCACGGTGAAGGGGATCGGCCAGATCGAAATCGACGAGCTTTACATCGGGCTCGACAAGCGGGGCAGCCATTACGTGATCCCGGTCCAGGCCAAGGGCGGGAAGGACCAGATCGGCATCGTCCAGACGACGCAGGACATCCGCTTCGTCGAGCAGCGCTTCCCGGGCTTGCGCTGTCGCGCGATCGCTGCGCAGTTCATGGAGGATCAGGTCGTCGCGATGTTCGAACTGGCGCTCGACGGCGACGAAGTGAAAGTCGTCGAGGAACGTCACTACCGCCTGGTCCCTGCCGGCGACCTCGACAAGGAGGCGATCCGCAGCTATCGCGATTGA